TCTATGTTAGAAGATTTCTATCTTCCACGTCGTGAAGGTGGTAGAGGTACTGAGATCTCAACTCTCGGTGGAGGTGAAAACCTTGGTCAGATTGAAGATGTTCAATTCTTCCAGCGTAAACTATACCGTGCATTGAATGTTCCTGTTGCTCGACTTGAACAAGATACAGCATTTAGTGTTGGTCGTGCAAGTGAGGTCTCAAGAGAGGAAGTTAAATTCCAAAAGTTCATCGATCGTCTTCGTAAGAGATTCTCATTCATGTTGATGGATGCTTTGAGAATCCAACTGATCCTTAAAGGTGTTGTTACCGAAAAGGATTGGCGTGACATGGAAGAGAAAATTAATGTCAGCTTCCTAGAAGATAACTACTTTGCAGAATTAAAAGAATTTGAGATTCTCCGTGAGCGTTTAGAAATGGCACAAATGCTTGACGATATTGTTGGTAAGTACATTTCTAATAAGTATGTTCGTACTGTCATTCTTAAACAAACCGAGGAAGACATTATGAAACTCGATAAGGAAATCGAAAAAGAAAAGGCCGAAATGCCTGATGACGAAGAACTTGAAGACGAAGAGTAATCTCTAAAACATAAAACCTATAAATAATAAACATATGAGTGATATCGCAGCAGATCTATTTAAGAGTATTGTAACAAATACTGCTACTCCTGAGGCGTTTAATAATGCTATCAGTCAAAAGATGGAACAGGAATTGGCTATGCGCAAGGTTGGTCTTGCAAATCAAGTCTATAGCCAGACAACATCTGAAGAGGAAGAAAATTAAAATGAAGTTAATCACAGAACATTTAGACTCTCTCGAGTATATTACAGAAGCAAAAGATAACGGTGAAAAGAACGTTTTCATCGAAGGTATCTTTATGCAAGCGGAGCAACAAAACCGCAACAATCGAATTTATCCTAAGACTGTTTTAGAAGCAGCTTGCGGAAAATACGTAAAAGAACAAGTTAAGACAGGCCGAGCAGTTGGTGAGTTAAACCACCCTGAAGGACCAGCAATTAACTTAGATAAAGTTTCACACAGAATTACCGATCTCAAATGGGAAGGTAATAATGTTGTTGGAAAGGCACTTATTCTTGATACACCAATGGGCAAAATCGTGAAAGGTCTCGTTGAAGGTGGATGCAAGTTGGGTGTCTCTAGTCGTGGTATGGGTACAGTTGAGCAAAAGGAAGGCAAGACATACGTGAAAGACGATTTCGTTCTTTCTACAGTTGACATTGTCCAAGATCCAAGCGCTCCATCTGCTTTCGTTGAAGGCATTATGGAGGGTGTAGAATGGATTTGGGAAAATGGTCTCCTTAAACCTCAACAAATTGAAGAATATGAGACTGAAATTAATAAGGTTCCGCTTGGGCGCGTAAGCGAAGCTCAGGAACGAATCTTCAATGATTTCCTCTCCAAACTCTAAATTCAAAACAAGAATTAAAATATATGTCAGACGAAACACAAATTATCGAAGATGTTGAGTTAGAGGATCTTGTTGAGAATCAGGAGCTTGAACAGGATATTCCTGAAGAAGTTGCTGAGGAATCCACAAGTCAGCCTTTAACACAAAACGTCCTAGACGCGCTTCTTGACGAAGCGAAAAAGAATGAATCAGAAGAAGAATCCGATGAGGAGGAAGATGATGATTCTGACGAAGAAATGGATGAAGCTACTGAAGAAGTAGAAGAGTCTGTTGAAGTAGAAGAAACTACTGAAGAAGTAGTTGAGTCTACTGAAGAAGAAGTGGTCGAGGCCACTCAGAAAGAAGAAGATGATTCCGAGGAAGATGATTCCGAAGATGATGACTCTGAAGAAGAAATGGAAGAAGCTAAGCACGGTGATGACGAAGAAGACGAAATGTCTGAAGGTGAGCACGGTGACGAAGATGAAGAGGATATGGAAGAAGTAAATCTTCCTGACGTTAAGACTAAGGCAGGTTATCTTGCTGCTAGTTTTGATGCTCTTAAGTCCATGAAGAAATCACAGCTCGTTAGCGCCTATAAGGCTGTTAATGTGACTGAAGAAGAAGGTGATGCAGAAGTACCTAGTACAAAAGCAGATATTATCAACGCAATGTATGGTCAACTTAAGGCCATGAAGAAAGATGATTTGATGGCTTCCTATAAGGCTATTCAAGCTTCTTATGGCGGTATGCAAGAGGAAACTGAGACTGAAAGCTATGCTGAAGATCTTAAGATCCTTGCTGATTCTGAGCAAGAGTTGACCGAAGGCTTTAAAGCTAAGGTTGCTACTCTGTTCGAAGGTGCTGTCGCTAATCGCGTTGTCGAGATCAAAGAATCCCTTGAAGCTCAGTATCAGTCTGATCTTCACGAAGAGGTTGACTACATCCGTGAGTCACTCGTTACTAAGATTGATGATTATCTTTCTTATGTGGTTGAGTCTTGGATCGAAGAGAATCAAGAGTTTGTTGATAACAAGCTCCGCACCGAAATCGCAGAAGACTTCATGAAGGCTCTCCACGGTGTGTTCACTGAACACTACATTGAAGTTCCTGATTCTAAGGTTGATCTTGTTGATCAGCTTGCTGAAGAAGTTACTTCTGTTAAGGAGTCACTTGCAAATGCAGAAGAAGAGAATAAAGTTCTTGCTGAAGAAATTGAAAAACTTCATCGTGAGCAAATCCTCTCTGAAGCATCTGCTGATTTAGCCGCTACTCAAGCCGCTAAACTTTCTTCACTTATTGAAGAAGTTAAGTTTGAGGATGCAGCAACATTTGCTGCTAAAGTCGCTACTATCAAAGAAGGATTCTTCTCAGATTCTGATTCGTCAGAAGAAGTATTAACCGAATCAACAGATTCACAAAATGTCAAAACGATCGTAGAAGGTCAAGTTGATCCATCAAGCAAGCTGTCAAGTGACATGCAACGCTACGTTTCAACACTTTCTCGTTTTAAATAACCCAACCAAACAACAACAAAATAGAAAGAAACAAAATCATGCTAAACGCAGAAAATGAAATCCAAAAATGGGCTCCCGTGCTTGAGCACGCTGACGCTCCAGCTATCACTGATAGCTATCGTAAGGCTGTTACAGCTAAACTCCTCGAGAACACTGAAGTTGCTCTTCGCCAAGAGGCACAAGCCGCTTCTTTCGGTGTATTGAGTGAGGCTCCTGCTAACCAAACAGCTGCTATTGACACTCCTGATCCAGTGCTTATCTCATTGGTTCGTCGTGCTATGCCAAACCTCATCGCTTATGATGTTGCTGGTGTTCAGCCAATGTCTGGTCCTACCGGTCTTATCTTCGCAATGAAGGCTAAGTACGGTTCTGGTGACTTTACCTCTCCTGCAGCTGCAGGTGGTGGTGAGGCATTCCTCAATGAGCCTGACACTGACTTCTCAGGTGCTGGTGCACATGCTGGTGGTCTCTTTGACTCTCCTGAGTCTGGTATCACAATTGGAACTGGTCTTGGTACAACTGCTGCTGAAACCTCATCTTCACTCGCTGAAATGGGATTCACCATCGAAAAGTCAACTGTGACTGCTAAGACACGTCAACTCAAAGCTGAGTACTCAATGGAGCTTGCTCAAGACCTTAAGGCTGTTCACGGCCTTGACGCTGAGTCTGAGCTTGCTAACATCCTCTCTGGTGAGATCCTTGCTGAAATCAACCGTGAGGTTATCCGTAACATCGTTGTTACCGGTAAAAAAGCAGGTGTTGGTGCTACTGAGGCATTTGACCTTGTTGCTGACGCTGACGGACGTTGGGCTGTTGAGAAATTCCAGTCTTTGATCTTCCAGATCGAAAAAGAGGCTAACACAATTGCTGTTGAAACACGTCGCGGTAAGGGTAACTTCGTTATCTGCTCAAGCAACGTTGCTTCTGCTCTTGCAGCTGCTGGTAAGATCCAGTTCGGTGGTGAGGGTGAGCTCTCTGTTGACGCTCTTGGAAACACATTTGCTGGTACTCTTAACGGTCGCCTTAAGGTCTATGTTGATCCTTATGCTTCTACCGATTATGCTACTGTTGGTTATAAGGGAACTTCTCCTTATGACGCTGGTATCTTCTACGCACCATACGTACCACTCACAATGGTTCGTGCCGTTGGTGAGAATAGCTTCCAGCCGAAGATCGCATTCAAGACTCGTTACGGTCTTGTTGCTAACCCACTCACTGGTACACTTGACGGTGTTGGTGCTGCTAACAGTAACCCATACTTCCGTACGTTCCGTGTGAAGAACATCAACGTTGGAGGTCAGAGCTAATATAGCTTAAACCAATAACTTTAAAGAGGTCCTCGAAAGGGGGCCTCTTTTTTTGTATAAATAGTGTTATGGCTCAGAATAACCTTACAACAAATATTAACCTTCTGTCACCTGTGGGTTTCAAACTCACAATCAATCGTCAGAAGTATGCGAATACTGAGTATTTTATTACCAGCTTTGGTATTCCAGAAATTAGTGCTGGTGAGATTCAAATGATGTTCCGTGGTGGTATTGCATTCCAATCAAGTGAAATGCGTCAGTTTGGATCTTTAAATCTTAGGTTTGCTATCGATGAAGATATGCAAAACTACACTGAAATCTATGATTGGCTTAAAGATAATACTGAGAAATATGAGGCTTCAGATATGATTCTCTCAGTGATGTCAAGTCATAATACGGTTAATAAGCAGTTTCAATTTAAGAATGCATTCCCAACTTCATTGAGTGGTGTAGAATTTAATGTGCAGTCAAATGATGTTGAATACGCACAAGCTGATGTGACATTTAGATATGATGAATTCCTAATAATTAAATAGGGATAAATAAAATTATATAATATGGATTTGAATGATATTTTGATGATGTGGAAAAAGGACGTAGTCATTGATGACGTATGTCTTGACGAAGAAACTACAAAATCCTCTAAATTACATGCTAAGTATTTAGAGCTCTTTTCTATGGCAAAGCTAATGCTAAAGAAGAAAGAGATGGAGTATGAGTCTATGAAGAAAAAGAAATGGCTCTACTACAATGGTAAAATGACTAAAGAAGATATGGATAGTCATAAATGGAAATACGATCCATTTGATGGTATGACTAAGCCAATGAAGTCTGATATGGATATGTACTATTCGACTGATGATGATCTTGTGAAGATTAAAGCTCAAATCGATTATCAGAAAACGATTATTGAAACCCTCGAAGAGATCATGGGTAATATTCGTTGGAGACATACACATGT